ACAGCCCGAGGCTTCTTCTGGCAACCTGAGGAAATTAGTCTTAGTAAAGACGCCAATGACTTTAAGGATGCAAGCGATGCGATTAAACATATTTTTACTAGCAATCTACTCCGTCAAACAGCACTTGATAGTTTGCAAGGTCGTGGACCCAGCCAAATCTTTACGCCTGTTGTCAGTTTGCCGGAACTCGAAGCCCTAGTATATAACTGGACATTCTTTGAAACGAACATACACAGTCGTTCGTATAGCCACATCATACGTAATATCTATGGTGTACCTAAAGAAGTTTTTAATACTATTCATGACACCGACGAGATTGTCAATATGGCATCAAGTGTGGGCAATTATTATGAAACATTGCATGTGGCCAATTGTATGAAACAAATGGGCACAATGGTAGATGAACGTGAACACATCAAACATATTTGGATGGCTTTGCATGCCAGTTACGCACTAGAAGCTTTTCGTTTTATGGTATCATTTGCAACTAGTCTTGCAATGGTAGAAAATAAAATCTTTATTGGTAATGGTAATATTATCAGTTTAATTTTACAAGATGAACTATTACATAAAGGTTGGACTGCTTTCTTGATCAATCAAGTGATTAAAGAAGACAGCCGTTTTGCCGATATCAAAGAAGAGTGTGAAGCAGAAGTTTATGCATTATACATGGATGTTATACGTGAAGAAAAACAATGGGCAGACTACTTGTTTAAGAAAGGACCTGTGATTGGTCTTAATGCAAATATTTTAAAAGACTTTGTAGACTACACCGCAGTCGATGCTCTTAAACAAATTGGTATTAAGTACCAACAGGCCGCTCCTAAGTCAACCCCTATTCCTTGGTTCAACAAACATGTCGATACTAGTAAAAAACAAACAGCACTACAAGAATCAGAATCAACAAATTATGTGATTGGTGTAATGAGCGAAGGTATTGACTACGATGCCTTACCTGCGCTATAATAATAAAAAGGAATAAGAATGAAAGCAATAGTATGGAGCAAAAATGCTTGCCCATTTTGTGTACAGGCAAAAGCATTATTAGATTTAAAAGGCATTGAATACGAAGAGCGAAATGTCCAAACAACTTGGACTAAAGAACAACTATTAGAAGCAGTACCTACTGCCAGAACTTTGCCACAAATATTTTTAGACGATAATTATATAGGTGGGTTTACAGAACTCAAGAAACATTTCGAAAAGGTATAATATGTTAATTTCAAAAGGTATTGCAGAAGGCGAAGTAGTTACTATCAAAACAACAGCAGGCGAAGAAATTGTTGCTAAATTGGTAGAAGATGGACCATTAGGTGTTCGAGTTAAAAAGCCATTATGTTTAACAGCAACTAAAGATGGCATTGGTCTAGTACCATTTTTGTTTACCACAGATCCGGATGCAGAAGTTACTATAAATAAAAATAGTATAATGGTTTTGGCAGCCACTATTAAAGATGCCGCAGATCGTTATACAGAACAAACATCAGGAATTAAATTAGTATAATGCCAGCATTAGCTCAAAAAGGTGGATCAAGCTCAGTAGCCGCTACAGACGGCGCACAAGGATCTCCTTGTGGCAAAAATGTATGGCATTGGGATTCTCCAACTACACAAGCTAGCGATACCGGTAGTGGTGATGTATTCGTTAATGGAATTGGTGTTGTCCGTGATGGTGATACTATGGGTAGTCATCCGGACGGCGATCCTTGTGTAAACAGTCCAGTTAATCATGCTCCAGCATTAAGCACATTTAGTTCAACCGTTTTTGCTAATGGTAAAGCCTTAGGTCGTATAGGGGACAAATACGATTCAGATGGCCATTATGATCATACTATTACATCGGGATCGGCAAATGTCTTTGCCGATGGCTCTTGACATTTATTTTTAAACATCGTAAACTAGGTATAAGTACTCTGTACTTGCCTTAAAGGAGAAATAAATGGCTATAAACAAATACGCAGAATTCACTGCAATCATAGAAGCAATGGAATCAGATTTTGAAAAGTTTTACGATAAAGAAGTGGGTGCCGCTGGTACTCGTGTTCGTAAACATTGTCAAGATTTGGCCAAGTTGTGCAAAGAAACTCGTAACGATGTTACAGCAGTTAAAAATGCTCGTAAAGAAACAAAATAAAATGTTTTACAAAATTATCGAAGATTGTAGTCCCTACTATGTAAAATTTACGTATGACGGACTAGAAGATTTGACAAATTTTGTAAAAACAATACCGGTAAATCTAGATGAAGGAAGACAATTTGATAGTTATATTCAATATTTCTTTCCTTTTGATATTGCACAAGAAATTATAAATCGTACTCCACTATCAAAGGATTTCCGCTTCAAGAGAAAGTGGGCTACATTAATGATAATGCATTCAGGTAAGTTTATGTATCCGCATAAAGATAGTCCTGAAGAATTGTGCAGTTTTAATCTACCAATAACAATAGAAGACGATAAGTGTATTGTATCTTGGTACGATGACTCAGAATTTGCCGATTGTAATATTGTTTTTAATACATCAACTAATCCGGGAAAAATATATTCTAGGAGAGTTCTTCCAGAGCATTGTGATAGAAAACCAAGAAATCCTATAAAACAATTAAAATTAAAACTTGGAGAATATGTTTTAATCAATACTAATATATTTCATTCTGTAGATAATACAGGATCGGAAAATACTCGAACTATTCTTGCATTACGTATAATAAATGATACTGATAATCTAGTAACATTTGAAGATGCTAAATCAGTTTTATTTAAAAATTAGTCAGCTAAATATTAAGTTAAGGCGTTATATATACATACGCTAAGGAGTATATTATGAAAAAGACAATTTTTGCTTTATCATTACTAGTTTTAGTAGGAACATCATCAGCGCATGAAGGTTTCCGCGGATACAGAGGCGGATATTATCATGGCGGTTGTTACGGATGTGGGTGGGTAGCACCGGCACTTATTGGCGGAGTAATTGGATACGAATTAAGTCGCCCAAATACAGTTTATGTTGAACCACAGCCCAGTGTTGTATACGTTCAACCTCAGCCTACAGTTCAAGCACCTCCTCCAGGCTATCACTGGCAACAAATGATTGATCCACAAACTAATACTCAAAAAATTGTGTTAGTACCAAATTAATGGCATATTCAGACAAAGTTCTCGATCATTACGAAAATCCTCGAAATGTAGGTAGCTTTGCCAAAAATGAGGAAGGCATTGGTACAGGCATGGTGGGAGCACCAGCCTGTGGTGATGTGATGAAACTTCAGATAAAAGTAAATACTGAAGGAGTAATAACAGATGCAAGATTTAAAACGTATGGGTGTGGATCGGCAATTGCAAGCTCAAGCCTTGTCACAGAATGGGTCAAAGGAAAAACGCTTGACCAAGCGGGAAAAATATCTAATTCAGCTATTGCTGAAGAACTTGCCCTACCACCGGTTAAAATACATTGTAGCATACTTGCAGAAGATGCTATAAACGCGGCCATAAATGATTATCGTAACCGACAAAGCCAGTAAAAAGATCAAAGAAAATCTTAGCAAGAGAGGCTACGGTGTTGGTATAAGGATAGGCGTTAGAACTACAGGTTGTAGCGGTTTGGCCTATGTGTTAGAATATGTGGACAAGTACGAAGGCGAAGAAGGTGTAATCAATTACGATCAAAATGACTTCTGTGTATTAGTCAGTATGAAAGATGATCCTTACTTAACAGGCTTAACAATGGACTGGGTCCGCAATGGACTCAATGAAGGATTTGATTTTATAAATCCAAATGAACGCGACCGTTGTGGTTGCGGTGAAAGTTTCAGAGTATAAAATGAATAATGTACAATTACTATTCCCTACCCCCGTTTTTATTCATCAGTTAGAAGGTAAGGAACTTGATGATGTACAATCACAGATTGATTCTAAAATTAATCAAATTAAACAATCTAAACAAATAAGCCCATGGGGCGACAATTTAACTACAACTTTTGATTTTCAAGGCTGTAACGATTTAGTTAAATTTAATTTAACCAATTTACTGAATATAATTTCTGAACAATCGGAAAAGTTTTGTAAAGATATCGGGTACGACAATCCAAAATTTAAACTAATAGAATCGTGGTTTAATTTTACAACACAAAACGGATATCAGTACGATCACAGTCATCCGTTAAGCAGATTGAGCGGAATATATTATTATTCAACTACTATTGAGGATGGTGGTACACGTTTCAGAGACCCTAATCCTATCACACATTTTGCCGGTTGGCCATATGATAAATTAGGAAGAGATAGCGTACTAAGCGAACCAAAAGTTGGAAAACTTATATTATTTCCTAGTTGGTTAGTCCATCGTGTGGATAAAAACAACACTCAAAACGAAAGAATTACCATAGCTTTCAATCTAGCTTGACTTAAACTCAATTTAACAGTATAATAGTGTTATTGTCAACTATTGGAGTTTACTTTGAGTATGCACTTAGAAGGCCCGTGGCTCAGTACCACCGGCAAAAAGAAAGGCAAGAAAAAATTTGCTTCAGCAGAAGCCAAAAGAAAGAGTGAGCAATTGGATAAAGAATGGAAAGAACTACTCAAAAGACAAGGTCTTGAGTTAGAAGAAAAAAAACGTAAACGAGCTATGACAGCTGAAAGTTTGAGTAGTGTTTATAGTTTAAAAATACCCGAAGGTCGAAATACCACGGCCCATCTCAAGAGTCGTGGGGATTTTACTGGAACTGCTACGCTTGCTCCAGCCAAAATTTATACCGGTGATAAGGTAAAAGGTATTGCAACCATGCATAAAAGCAATGCAGTACCGGTTTTTAGTGATGAACAAGCAGTTGACATTTCTCGAATGAGGCGTTAAACTGTGACTAAGTATAAACATAGTGCTTTTCCTGATGAAAATCAGGATAACTATATATTGCACCCTAAAGGTTTAGGGACAAACGGCTTATTTTTTAGGAGAAACGGAAACAGCCAAATATTAACCCATGATGGTACTAGCGATACCTCATCCAGCGTAAAGGAGACAAAAATGATACGCATCATCAAAATAGCAGTAAACTTATTGGTAGCAATAAGTGTATTAGCAGTAGCACAACAGGCAGTTTCGAGAAAGTTCGAACACCTCAAACAAGCTCGCGAACAAGCGAGTCCAATTACAGCGCAACTGAGACAAGCACAATTAGATTGTCTAGCTCGTAATATCTATCATGAAGCAGGCTCTGAGCCATTTGAAGGCAAAGTAGCGGTTGCTCAAGTAACAATCAACCGTACAGAAAGTGGTGAATTTCCTAGCGATATCTGTAAAGTTGTATATCAAAAGAACGTGGTCTACGAAAAAGTCATGTGCCAGTTCAGCTGGTATTGTGCAGGACCAAGTGCTCTTAAGCCAATGAATGGACCCATGTACACAGAAAGTATGGAAGTAGCCAAAAAAGTATTATTAGAAGGATTTAGGCTTCCAGATTTAAAGAACGCTCTATATTTCCATGGAGATTATATACAGCCTGGTTGGAACAAGAAACCTGTGGCCAAAATTGGTCATCACATATTTTATAACTAAGGACGACTATGAACGCAATCGTTGAACGAATTAAACTAGGCATACATGACGCATTTGATTTGAACCTTTGGGTCAAAAACATCAAAGAACATGCTCCCCATGTAAGTGCGGAAACAATGGGTTGGGTAGCTGTAATACTGTTACATTTGGCTACTATTCCCACATTATTGGCTGTACTAACAGGACTAACTGAAAAAATGCCTCCTGTGGATTTAGTACTTTTTAGTTGGGCAGGCCTGTTCTGCTTCTTCTTAAAAGCTACAATCCAAAAGGATTTGCTTAATATTGTAACTATTGGATTTGGGTTTTTCTGCCAAGCCGCCTTGTTGGCTTTGATTGTGTTCAAGTGATTGATGCATAAATATACTATAAACAAGGAGCAGGTATAATGGCCTCAGGATTTCAATTAGACAGTAATCAATTAACACCCGGTTTATACCGTGTTCAAATCGATACAAGTAACGCAACAAATTACCCAGTTTGCAGTGGTTCAGCCGTAGCAACAAATCAAGGTGCAGTAAACCCATACGATTGGGATGCAGGATCTGTATACACCGGCGGATTGCCAACTAGTGCATATTACGCACAGGCATTGGCCCAAGGCAACTTACGTTTTCAACGTATTGTTGAATCCTTGGCAGCCATTTCAGATTGCAAACTATTAGACCCAACAGTAGTATCTGGCGGGACTAGCGGTAACTATCAACCAACTAGCGTAAGTTTTACAGTTGCGTTTGATCGTGATGCATTTGTCTTACCAGAGTACAATAAAATGCAGTTAGCCGCAAACTCTGCAAATACTACATATTTAGGTTTAGATGGCTCAACAGTTATTAACACCACAGCATTGGCGGTAAAAGATATTGTTGCTGGAGCAATTTCGATGACAGCGGCATACGGTGCTACTGCAATTACAAATTACTACAGACAATATCGTCAATATAATATAGCACAAAACGGAGATTCATCCGTAAACGTCTATATTACTCAACCTAACACTGGTGCTACTATTTTTGGTACTGTCACAGTTAGCCAAGTAGCATTAACCGGATTAACATACTAATCAGAAATGGCATAGGATGATATTAGCGTATCTATTACTAATAACAGGTTTAACAATATCAGCGGTCGCAATCTATTACTCAGTAGTAGGTTTGACCGCTATATTTTCCGCGGCGGCAATTCCAATCATTATCATGGGGTCAGCTCTAGAAGTTGGCAAACTTGTCTGCGCCTCTTGGTTAAAAGCTAATTGGGAACGTGCTCCACGTTTCATGAAATACTACATGACTATTGCAGTCATTGTATTAATGCTTATTACATCGATGGGTATCTTTGGTTTTTTAAGTAAAGCACATAATGATCAAACCCTAGTAAGCGGTGATGTTGGAAGTAAGATAGCAATATATGATGAGAAGATCAAAACTGCAAAAGACAATATTGAAGCCGACCGTAAACAACTTAAACAAATGGATGAAGCTGTTGACCAAATCATGGGTCGAAGTACAGATGAAAAAGGTGCCGACAAAGCAAACGCTGTACGTAAATCACAACAGCGTGATCGCCAGGCGCTTGCCAAAGACATCGAAGCCAACCAGAAACTTGTTGCATCGCTTAATGACGAAGCCGCTCCTATCCGTGCAGAAGTACGCAAAGTAGAAGCAGAAGTTGGGCCAATTAAATATATTGCGGCCTTCTTATATGGAACAACTCCTGACGAGTCAATGCTTGAACGAGCAGTTACATGGATTATTATCTTAATTGTTATTGTATTCGATCCGCTAGCAGTTATCATGTTACTAGCCGCACAAATGACATTCCAATGGACTAAGGAACAACAAGAAAAGAATTGGATAGACGATCAAGCAGACGAGTTAACCGAAGCATTTAATACTCCAGATCCATATGTTGCAGATGTTGGCGAAAAACCTACAGCAGAAGAATTAAAAGAAACTACAACAGACTTTGAAGGCGTTCGTGTGCCCGGCGAAGAGTGGGTTCAAACTGGTCCTGAATTCGAAGTTCCAAAAAAAGAATCGGAAATTGATTATCAATTTATAGAAGAATTCCACGAAGAAGATCATCCACCGGTTACAGCCGATAGCACACAACAACTAAGCACTGCCGAGCAAGACATTCCAATGCCTATTGAACAATGGAACAAGATGATTGAAGAAGCAGAAAAAGCCGCAGAAGAAAGTGCCATGGCAGATCGGTTAGCTAAAGGTGAAACTTACATTGATGGAGAAGGTGTTGAAACTCCGTTAGAGCCAGTATATTCAGAAGAAGACGGTTCAAAAAAAAAGACTTATATGATCAAGGACCCTACGGGGCAACTCCAAACGAAAACCAGGGAGTGACTGGCTATGTACAAAACGAAGAACAAAACTCAACTAATACTATTTGGAGTAGGATATTAAACAAACCAAAACCACTAGATGAATTATATAAATTTTATGGTAATGGAGAATTTAATAATTTTATAGTAGATAATACTACACAACCCGAATTATACAATTTTGTTGAAACTATAAAAAAACAAGGTGCTGTATTCGGGAACTACTCGGAAGAACAACTAAAATATTTTGCAGAGCTTATAAATGAACTTAGGAAAAATAACACTAATAACGCCGCCTGATAGATTGTTCAATATGAACCTAAGCTATCTTTTGGTAAAACCTAATAATTTTGTCAAAGAACAGTTTCAGACTATCCTAAGCAAAAGCATAGATGATTTAAATGTATTCATTTATGATAACGATGACATGGATACTAGTTGGTTACTAAGTGTATGTCAACAAGTAGATTGTGTTATAATCGATATCGATAATTGCGACCCGATAACATCACAATTTGTCACATTTATGCTGGCTCAACCTAATGCGTACTATATAACTAGTGACGAAATTACTCCATACAAATTGATAAGTAAAAATCGTATCTATGATTTGGAATGGATTATAGAACAAATGAAAAGCGAAGAGGACGCTGAAGACGATGATATTCAAGAAGAATAAAGGCACTGGTGTTACGGTCAAAGACGGTGAAAACATTAACCAAAGTTTGCGCCGATTTAAACGTAAAGTAGAAGATGCTGGAATTTTGGACGATCTCAGATCTAAAGAGTTCTACGAAAAACCTACTACAGCACGTAAACGTAAAAAAGGTGCCGCCAAAGCACGTTGGAATAAAAAACTAAGAGACCAACAATTACCACCAAAACTCTATTGACATTGTTATAACTTTATGCTATAATAGTAGTTCAAAACTTAGAAAGAACTTAATGGCTAATACAGATGTAATGATCGATTTGGAAACACTTAATACAACACCGGATGCTAGTATTTTAACAATTGGTGCAGTAAAGTTCGATCCTTTCGGTAGAGAATTACAAGAACCTAAAATGGATAGCTTCTATGTAAAAGTAGATTTGGATAGTTGTGATCGTATTGGACTAACTACAAACGATGATACTATTGCATGGTGGGCTAATCAAAGTAAAGAAGCACAAGCGGCGGCATTTGATCCTGAAGGACGTATCGCTATTGAAGATGCCTTTGCTCAATTGTACAAATTTTGTTGGGGAGCCAAACGTGTTTGGTCCAACGGCAGTTGTTTCGATATTATCATTTGCGAACACGTATTTCGAAAAATCAACAAAGCTATCCCTTGGAAGTTCTGGGAAGTTAGAGATGTACGTACAGCGTTTGATCTTGGAATAGATCCTATTCGTCCCCCAGTTACAGCTCACCATGCATTAGAAGATGCATGGAATCAAGCAGTAGGAATACAAAATGTCTACAATACTCTCCGAACTAGCACAACTAGCGGTGGCACTTACATCGCTCCCTTTGCCAATCAAAGGTAATCATATGAACAGTCAAGAACGTGAAGTAATGAACATTCTCTCAGAAGAATGTGCTGAAGTAATTCAAGCAATTAGTAAATGTCACCGTTTTGGTATCGATAACTATAAACCTGGTAAGCCAAAAACTAATCGAGAACATTTAGAAGAAGAACTTGGCGACTTGTATGCCATGATTGAAATTCTACAAGAACTAGATGTAGTTAGTTGGACTAATATTGAAAAAGCCGCACTTGCCAAGAGAGAAAAACTTAAAAAATGGTCAACTATAGAAAACTTGTAATCTTATTTGGATTACTAGTTAGCTCTTATAGTTATGCATTCAGTTGGCCCAATGTTACAGCTAAAAGTTGGTTGGTAACAGATGAGCAAGGCCATGTTATCAAGGGCTCTAATCCAGATCAGATTCGTAGTATAGCAAGTATAAGCAAATTAATGACTGTC